ACGTCGTCATTGAGAGCTTTCGGTTGAGGCCGGGTCGGGCGATGGAGCAAGTAGGTTCTACTTTTCCCTCGGTCGAAGTAATCGGCCTCATCGAAGGATATCAGTACGTTACCCGTAACTATTTTACAATCAAATATCAAGAGCCGGGCTCGATCGCTCGTGTCGCAGTGCTAGCGGAGCACGCGGGGTTTTTCGTGGGCTTACCGCACGCTATGGATGCATATAAACACGCGCGCTTTTATTGCGTGATGCAAACGGCCAGAAAATGAGGGCAACATGAACGCCAGATTTTCAGTAGCCAGTCTTAAAGAGGCAGGTAAGCTCTCGAAGTTATTTGCCTTGAATCAGTATCGAGTAGTTGTCGTCGAGGGAAAAAGGAAAAGCGATAACATCCTCAATTTTAACCCCGACGAGATATTCGTAGTTGTTGAAATGCCCGACGAGGATGTAGTAGCAGACACTGCGACATGGGAGGGTTTAGTGTGAAAACACTATATCCCTTTCAAGCACAGGCCGTCGACATAATCACACAGCTCCCAGGATTCATCTTGGCTGACGAGTGTGGCTTAGGTAAGACTGTCACAGCCATCGAAGCCTGCAGACAATCCTTGCTGCACGACAAGATTTTAATCATCGCGCCGCCAGCACTGCTTGCTCAGTGGCAATCGGAAATCGAAGATCAAAACGCGGGTGTGCCCATCACTGTGGTCAACCGTCTGCCGATCGACTTCCGAAACCTGACAGGGTACTTCCTGATGGGGGTGTACGATCTAAGTTCAGATAAAGTTCGTGCGACATTATATTCAACGGTGTTCGACATCGTGATCATTGATGAAGCCCACCGTATCAAGAATCGAAAAACGCTTACGGCGAAGTGGGTTAAGAAAATATCCGCGGTGCGACGAATATGTCTCACAGGCTCACCGATGGAGAAAAATCCCGCCGATCTCTGGTCGCTATTGAATTTTATCGCACCCGATGACTTCCCCGCTTACTGGAACTTCGTGCTGAAGTACCTGAATGTGGAGGCAGGTTATTTTGAAAAATATATGGTGGGTGGTCCGAAAGATCCCGAAGCATTTGGTGCTCTCTTGCAAGAGTACATGCTAAGGCGTACGAAAACCGAAGTCATGCCACAGCTGCCGGAGAAGATTGTCATTGAGCAAAAGGTCGATATGACGCCAGCTCAGCAAGAGATGTACGACGATATCAAAAAGCAAAAAGACATCATCGTCGAGTTGAAGAGTGGCGGTCAACTACTCATACCTAATGCATTGGCATTGCTGACACGTTTACAACAAATCTCGATTTGGCCTGGACTGATCGATAATAGTTCAAGTTCTTGTGAGTCAGGTAAGTTGAACTGGCTGGCTACGTTCCTTGAGGATCACGCGGGTGAACCTGCAGTCATATTCACACGGTTTAGAGATGTTGCGACACGTGTGCACGCGCTTTACGGTGGTGACATTGTGATAGGCGGGAGACGCGAGATATCCGAACATCCGACTCTCTGTACAGGCACCATTGATGCTATGGGGGAAGGTCTGAACTTCCAGTGGGCTAAACATGCTATCTTCCTTGACTCACATTGGTCGACCATTAAAATGACTCAGGCTATTGATCGCATTCATCGTATCAATATTACCGAACCTAAGAACCTTTACTTCCTTTGGAGCACTCGCGAAGACAAGCTTGTCATCGATGCATTCAATGACAAAATGTCCGAGGCCGAACTCGTGTACTATTTTATGAAGGGATTAGAATAGGTACTCTAATAGTACCAGTGTAAAATTTTAGACTATCAGTTATAATTTTAGACTAAACATCCGTAAGTATGTTCACTTACAAGGAGAGTATGAAAACAACCGTACAAACACTACCAGAGATCCACATTTCAGACATCAGGACTTTTCGTACATGTAGACGCCGTTGGGAATGGAGTTCAGGGCTTAAGCGTAACCTGGAGCCATATGTAGTTTATCCACCGTTCTTCACGGGTCGAGGTATTCACGAGGCGCTTGAAATGCATTATAGAGACGGCGAGGATATTATCGCTGCATTCACAAACTTTGTAACAGTGGAACGTGCTTTGATGGAGTCACAGGGAACACTTTGGCCTCAAGAAGAGAACACGTTCGAAGACCAAGTTAGTCTATCCTTCAACATACTCGCTCATTACCGAGCATGGCAGGCACAAGACGACAAGAAGTACTCAGACAAGAACTTAGAGTTCATAAAACTTGAGTATCCTTTTAACGTACCTCTCGTATTGCCTTCGGGCCACACTACCGTAAGATTACGTATCGCGGGTAGATTTGATGGACTCGTATACAACAGACTTACTCAGGAGTACTGGATCTGGGAAACTAAAAGTACTCGATCTGCGTCTGAACTTATCAACACTCTAAGCAATGACGAGCAAAGCGCTCTCTACCTATATGCGGCTCAAAAGGTTTTCAAGAAGCCGATTGCGGGCGTGTTGTATAACATCCTGCGGAAGAAAGTTCCCGTACATCCACGTCTACTTCAGAACGGCTTGCTAAGTAAAGCGGCCATTGATACAACTGCGTTCATGTATCTTGCAGATATCAAAGCCCAATATCCTGACTGGTCTGATGAAACGATACAAGAGTTCTTCGGTGACATTCTGGCAAGTCTTGCAGAGAACGAGCAGAAGTACTTCCTTCGTTGGCCAGTATATAAATCGCCACTACAGATACGTAACGTAATGGATGGCGTATATGCGACTGCAAAAGAGATGCTGAATCCACGCACAGTGTTATATCCTGCACCTGGCTTCATGTCTTGTAATTTCTGCCTCTTCAAAAGCCCCTGTCTGACTCGTGATATGGGTGGTGATTACGAAGTACTTCTCAATGAAGAGTACCGTACGAGAGTGCAACAAGAAACGGAGACCGAGGTGAAAGATGACTAAGAACTACGTACAAACAAGCGAAGGCATGAAGATAATGATTTACGGCCAGCCTGGTAGTGGTAAGACATGGCTGGCAGGAAGTGCTTCTGAAGACGATCGTTTCGGTCGTGTACTCATGTTAGAGACCTTTGGTAACCCGATCTCGTTACGGAATAAAGAGAAGAAACCTGATATCCTAACTCTCGAGAAACTCGAAGACTTCAATGATCCGTATGAATGGTTCAGCGATGGACAATCTCCGAATAGTCAATGGGCAAAGGGTCTCGGCCTTAAGCCGCCATACGGAACCGTAATCATTGATGGTGCAACTGAGGTGCAGCGTTTCATTATGCGCAAGATATCAGGTAACGCTATCACAGGCCCTGGTGACTTGTCTATAGCATTGTCGCGTCAGGGTTTCGGGCAGCTGTTGGGTACCATGCTAAACTGGTCCATTCATTATTTCAATCTGGCTAGCTTGGGTATAAACGTACTCATCACAGGCCTCGAAGCAAACAAGCAAGACGAGTCGATGCTCGTTCGTAACTCACCTTTATTCTGGGGTCAGTCGGGCAATGAACTCTGTGGCTATGCTTACATGGTAATGCGTCTATCCGTTAAGTTACGTGTCGATCCCGAACTAAAGACGGATGATAGAATTTTCAGCGACAGCACATACAATGTCGGTCAAATAATTGAAACAAAGCGTACTTACGCTAAAGATCAGTACGGCTGTAATACTACGCATGTGATCAACCCAACAATGGCTAAAGTGGCGGATTTAATTGGACTGAGCAACCTACCCACACCCACACCGTAACCACCATACCACAAGGAGATTTATGCCTACTATCAATTTCGCTAAGGTTCAAGGTTTAGAACCACTACCCGCAGGTACGTACACTGCAACAATCATCAAAGCTGATTTGGGCGTTTCCAAAGCCAGCAATGAGAAGATTGACATTCAATGGAAGATCGAGGGCGGCACATATGATGGACGTGTCATTTTTGACACCTTGACTTTCACCGAGAAAGCCCTGTTCCGTGTGAAGGCAACTTTGCAGGGTCTCGGTTTCCCCAAAGATTTCAAAGGCGATGTGAAAGCTGAGGACCTCTTGGGTCGCACAGCCAAGCTCACCGTTGATATCCAGGCCGGCAACGGCATCGACGAAACTGGCGAGCCATATCAACCACGCAACCGTGTCAAAAAAGTTGCTGTAGTTAACGCCAGGTAAGACCAATGGTTGCTCAGTCCAGTCAAGTTCCCCACATAGACCCCACTTTTTTAAGTGTTTTTCGGTTCGGTGGTTTAATGGCTATCGCCACAGACCACCCAGCAGAAACACAAACGAAGTACTATACACCCGATGAAGATGTTTTAGTCCCCTCTCCGGACCGGAATGTCTTCTTCGGGCCTGCTATGAGAAGCAATAAGGGTGCCACTAAGAACGATATTTTAGGCACCACAGTTCTCTGGGTAGATGCCGATGATCCACAGAAGCCTTTAAGTACTCTTCCGCCATCAATGATTGTAGCAAGCGGCCGCGGGTATCATATGTACTGGATTCTAACCGGTCCATTGCTTGATATACAGATGATGGAGGATCTAAATAAACTGCTGGTAGAGGATGTTCCCACAGCAGACAAGGGCGCGTGGAATGCTAACAGAGTGTTACGCGTGCCGGATACAATGAACATGAAA